TGATACAAAGAGCAACATTGATATCACTGCTGAGTTGCAGGCTCATTACGACTTGCGTGTATACGAAGCAAACAAAATTGAACTTGCTACTCTCAACAAGACTATTGCCGGACTAGAAGCAACTCTAACAAAAGACAAGAATATTGTAACTAAACTAGAGGGTGAGATTAAGACGCTTGAAGAAAACAAGTGTTATGCTTGCGGACAGGATCTTCACGATGAAAATCATGCTAGTGTCTTGCTTGGTAAGCATGACTTATTGATTATTGCCGAAGGTGATCTTGCCCAAACCCAAAACGATTTAGAAAAAAATAAAAATTTGTTGTTTGTTTTGGGTACTGCTCCTACTACGCATTACAAGACAGAAGCAGAGGCAATCAAGCATAGCTCGGAACTTGAAAATATTCAAAGTCAGATTTCAGCTAAGTTGTCCGAGACTGACCCCTATGCTGAACAAATTGCAGAACAGTGCATACTTGAGGATATCGGTTCAGCTCCGGTGACACATTACGATACAGAAGCCGAAGCTATTGAGCATCGCACTATCGTTGCTAACCTTGAGAATTCTATAGCCTTAAAGGCTGCTGAATCTGATCCATACACTGAACAAGTTGTTGATATGGAAAACAAGGCACTGCAAGAGGTTACATTTGACAAAATCAATGAACTAAGTAAGTTCGGTGATCACTTGAAGTTCCTTATTGATATTCTTACAAGCAAGGACAGCTTTGTGCGTAAGAAAATCATTGACCAAAATTTGAGCTACTTGAATGCTAGGTTAACCAACTATCTTGATAAGATCGGTCTTCCGCATAACGTTGTCTTCAAGAACGACCTAAGCGTTGAAATCACAGAACTTGGTCGTGAACTTGACTTTGATAACTTGTCTAGAGGCGAACGAAACAGATTGATTCTTGGCTTGAGCTTTGCATTCCGTGACGTTTGGGAGAACTTGTACTTCCCAATCAACACTCTATTCATTGACGAACTTATTGATAGTGGTATGGATAGCATTGGCGTTGAGAATAGTATGGCTATTCTTAAAGATATGTCACGTAGACGTAACAAATCTATTTGGTTAGTAAGTCACCGAGAAGAACTAGCAGGGCGTGTTCCCAGTGTTCTCAAGGTGCTGAAAGAAAACGGGTTTACTACATATAGTACAGCCACAGATGCAGTAGAATAAAAAATTACAAGACTGATTGAAAGACATAAATTATAGTATGACAAGTCCACAGAAAGCAAAAGGTTCTTCATTCGAACGTGAAGTAGCAAATTTCTTATCTAAATTATACGGCGAAAGCTTTATTAGAGCACCTGGAAGTGGTGCGTATGTGGGCGGTAAAAATCAGTCTCGTAAAGAGTTCCTTCATGAAGGACAGATTAGAAGCTTCAAGGGTGACATTGTTCCCGGCGAAACTTTTACTAAGTTCAATGCAGAATGCAAGAGCTATGCTGATTTTCCGTTTCACTTGTTAATGACAGGTGAATGCAAGGTCATTGATGGTTGGATTAAGCAACTAATGGACGTTGCAGAAGACGATGATTGCTCTGTGCTATACATGAAGTTTAACCGAAAAGGAAAGTTTGTCGCTGTTCAATCTAAGTACACTTGGGTTGCAGACAACTTTATTCACTATCGTTCTGATACAACAGGCGAGTGGATTATTATGGAATTCGATCACTTTTTTAAGCTCAATAAAGACCTTCTTAAACTTTACTCAGGCTCACCTGTCACCAAGACAGAACAGATTTTAACTCTTAATACTTCCCCCACTTTTTAACACAGAACCCTCTTACATCGTTATGATTGTGCATGTGTCACAATCCTCCTTGAGGTTGCACCACGAATGAATGCGGCTGGATTCTGGAGTATGCCTGATCGTGAGGTCAGGGAATACCGACAGGGCTCTCGTTAGGTAGGCGAACCCTGAATGAGTCTGTGATATACTTTGTCTTGAAGTCACAGAACATGCGTTGCAGAGACGGAAGTCTCACTACAGTCCCATTAAACTTTACAGGGCAACCGGTAGCGATTAACAGCGATACGAGCTAGTTAATCGGGGAACAGACAACAAAGGATGACAGGCCATGGCAATGTCCAAGTCTAGGTAGTGCCTTTCAGGGGCACTACCATGGCTTCTAAACCGGCAATGTATCTTCCTTCTAAAGTTATTGTCCTAAAGAGTTTTATAAAAATAGACCGAGCGTAGCGAAAAGGTCTAGTTGTTCGAAGAACAACTTTAAATCAGAAGTAAGGTAACTGAGTTTTCTTAGTTATGTCAAGATTGCTTTCTATGATAGAGGCTATCTCTTTGCGTTCGGCAGTAGACATGTTTAGTATATCCACGTAGCTGGCCCCGCCCCTCATATGCCAAGACATTGATAGGGCTGAGGCCTTAATTTCTGCTGCGTCTTTTTCGTATTGGTCTAATAGCTTCTTAATATCTTCGGGTTTTGATATAAGAAGCTTTAGCCGAAAAAATCCGTTGGGTTAATGCTGTATGCCTGGTCGTATTCATGGCTACAGCTAGCGCAATTAATCGTTGCAGGCTTGAGTTCAGTGCCTTCTTTAAGTTCAGCACTGTGGTCTCGAATAGAGTTGTAAACTGTATTATCACAATTTTTCATGAAATCTAGAATAAATGCTTTATCGTCTACGTTGCCATTAGGAGTCTCAATGTATTCAATGGTTTTGCTTAGAATGTCCATTGTCAAGAACGTGATTTTTTCTAGTGCTTCTCGGCTAGCAGCATTTCTTTCTTCGTCGGTTTCAATCGTGTAAAGTGCATCGAAGAACTTTTGAACCTCAAACTGACCCAGCGAAGCTTGATTCATTTCACTATATACTAGTGGTCTAAATTTGATTTTTAAGTTACCGACTTCAAGCGGTGCCTTGTAATTTCCTGGCTTCAACGAACTTAATGCTGCGATAAGATTGATGCTATAGGTTGCAGTAACTTCGCAACTAGGGCAAGTAGTATCAATCTCTAGCATTTCTCCGCCGCTAGCAGCCCTAATACCAATCAAGATAGCATCCATGTCTACGCTTTTGATAGCCCATGGGTTCTTGATACTCGGCACACAGCTTTTAATTAAGTCAACGATTGATGTTCCGTTAAACAATGCGTCTGGAGTTCTTGCTGTAATCTCATCAATTGCAGTCATTGGGTATACTGGAAGCTCATTGGTTTCTGGCATTTCTAAGTCCTCATTAGAATAACCTTCGCCCTTCGACGGCAAACTAATGTAGACTGCTGGTCTTCTGAAATATTGTCTTAGTGGATTATTGTCCATTTCTTTTCCTTAAGTTGATAGTTCTAGTAGTACTAAATAGATATAGTATATTTATTGCATAAAAATACCCGTTTTTTTAATTTGAGAGTACTGTATGGATCCGGAAATTGTAGAACGCCTTAATGAACAATTAAGGGAAATGTATGAAATCTTAAGTGAGCAAAATGCCATGATGGCTGCTCAAATGAAATCCATGAAAGACCTGACTGCTGCTTCAGATAAATCAACTACAGCTTCAGCTAAAGCAACTAAAGCCACTAAAGAACTCACTGAATCTACCGAAGAGCTTACTAAAAAAGAAGAAGCTTATGCTCGGGCAGAAAAAGAAAGACAAGAAGCAGTCCAAGAAGCTACTGATAGAATTAACAAAGCAATGGGAACTGTTGCCAATGGATTCTTATCACTAGGTTCAGTGATAATGGACAGTACACATTCGTTTTCAAAATATAACGGTATGATTGGTTCAGCCGGTGATGCTGCGTTAGATTTAGGAAAGAACTTTGGAATATTAGGCACTGTTATAGGCGGGGTTGTTAAGGCAGCAACGATGTTGATGCAATACCAACTTGCACAAGCAGATTCGCTTCTAAAATTCAATGATCAAATATCTAAAATGGGTGCAGCTAATGCATTCAATACCGATGAAATTCTTAGTATGGCAAATAAGATTGGGTTTGCTGCTAAAGATTTAGACAAACTGATGGCACCTATGCAAAAATTAGGGTCAACATTTAAGCAACTTGGTAATGGTGCAGTAGATTCTACCAACAGATTTATGGAAATGGCCAATGTCGGCTCTGAGGTTCGCCAAGAATTTCAGAGATTGGGATATAGCCAAGCTGAATTAGTAGAAGCACAAGCTGGTTACGTTGAGTTAATGGGCGGCGCTGGCTTATCTTTACGTTCATTTAATGGCGAAATGAAGACACTACAAAAAACATCTCTAGCTTATGTTAAAAATTTACAAGCATTAAGTGACATGACTGGACTTAGTGTTGAGGATCAAACAAAGCGTATGGCAGCGGCGGCAGCCGACACCCAGTTTCAGCTATATGTAGCCGACATGAATAAAAAAATAGCGTCGGCATCAACTGAAGAAGAAAAACAGAAACTTGCTGCACAAGTTGAATTAGCAATGGCTACTAAGGCTCAAATAACTGCACTTCAAGGGGAAGAGGCAGGCAGGGGTTATGGACAGGCGCTGGCCGGAGCTCCTATTACCGAAGGTTTAGGCACTATGGCAGTTAGTGGAACCCTAGGTACCATTCAAGAATTAGCTAGAGAAACTAGGGCCGGAAATATAAACTCTGCGAAGGACGCAGCAAAATACACTCAAGCTATAACCGATAGTTCTGCTAAGGCTCAGGATCAACTTAAAATAGCCGCTGCGATAAGCCCTGATGCTGCAAACTTAGTCGGCGGTACCGGTGGTATAACCGAACGCAACAGACTGTTCGGCTTAGATCAAGAAAAGGCAGCAGCCGATATACAAAAAAGAATAGATGATAATGCAGCCGGAAAGGGTAAAGCAGCAGAAGATTCTCGTCAGCAAGCTAGAAATATATTAACTGAAACTGAAATTGCTCTAAGAACAGCATTTGATAGTTTTGCAGGTAATTTAGGGATTGCTTCCACCGCATTAATCGCACTAGCAGGCGCAGCTGGGTTAGCTGCACTTGCAATTGCAGCTAGGGGCGGACTTGCTAGATTAGCAGGAGGAGCAGCAGCAGGCGGCGCAAGAGCAGCCGGTGCAGGAGCAGCAGGCGCAGGAGCAGCAGGCGCAGGAGCAGCAGGCGCAAGAGCAGCCGGTGCAGGAGCAGCAGGCGCAGGAGCAGCAGGCGCAGGAGCAGCAGGTGCAGGAGCAGCCGGTGCAGGCGGAGCAGCCGCTGCTGGTAAAGGAGCACAACTATTAAAAGCAGCAAAAGGTGCTGCGATTGTTGCAGGCGGCGCATACGTAATTGATGCAGGATTTGGTGCCGCTGGTGTAGGTAAAGATCTAGACTCTAAAACTATCCAAAGCCAAGATGACAAAAATTGGGAAAGAGCGTCAACTTGGGAAAAAACTCAATCATCGTTAGCTCGCGGAATAGAACATATCGGTAGATTTATGTTCATGGATAATTTAGCTAACCAAGCTCAAGCAGATAGAGTAAAATCTGAAACCGAATATTTGGATAAAAAATTAAGTGCTGTTAAACCCGAATCTAAAGATGCAGCAAAAGCATCCGCTGCAACTGCCGACGGTAAGTTTGCTGATGCATTCGGTAAGCATGTAGAGAAGTTTGGTGAAATTGTAAATAAATTAGGCAGTCCGAATAAAGGGATGTCCTCTTCCGTTGCTACGTCATTCGGAAAAAATATAGAATCGTTCGGTAAACTTATAATAGCATTTGCTAAAACTGTAACGGCATTTGCTAAAACAGTGCAAGCATTTGCGACTATCACCGGCACTTTCGCAAAAGCTGTAAAAATGTTTGCAGACCAAAATAAATCAATTAATGCAATGGGATCTATTAATAGCAAAGTTAAAGGAAAATCTTCTGGGTTATTAGGCACTCCCATGGAAGATGATAATGAGCTTGATGTAGTTGATTATATTGAAAGACTCAAGACTTCATTGGCAGATGCTGCACTAAGCACAGATAGTCTTAGAGAAGCCGAAATGAAACGACATAGATTCACTGAAGAATCTATGATGCAGTTTAGAAGAAGTTTAACTGATGCTTCAAAGATCCTAAATAAAATAGCAGGTGTTGATGAAGAAGACGAGGACGCAAGCACTGACGGTAGCTCTCCTAGTAGCTCTCCTAGTAGCTCTCCTGATAGCTCTCCTGGTAGCTCTAATTATGCCGACAGCGACTCAACCAGCACAAGTGGATCAGCGACAAAGGTAACAGGAGGCGGCGCGGGATATACTAACCTTCAATATGAAGATGGCAGAGAAGAAAAACGAACAGGGACACTAGCTTGGCGAAATAATAACCCCGGAAATATTAGGGCTGGTGATTTTGCAAGAAGTCAGGGAGCAGTAGGGCAATCCGGAGGTTTTGCAGTATTCTCCTCGTATGAACAGGGTCGCAAAGCAAAAGAGGAACTACTGTTTAATACTAGCAAATATAAAAACAAAACTATTGCCGGAGCAATCAGTAAATATGCTCCGCCTAATGAAAATGATACAAGAGGCTACATAAACACTATTGTAAAAGCATTAGGGGTAAACTCTAATACTCCGCTGCGTGATTTGACTCCTGAACAAAGAACTGCTATGCTAAATGCCATGGAAAAAATTGAAGGGTTTAAAGCAGGAAAAGTTGAGGTATTAAAAGAAGGAAAAAATGCGGGCCAAGGCGGCGGAAGCAAAGATATTGTTGCCCTAGGACAACGATTACAAGATCAGGGAATTAGAGTGGCTGAACATCCTGCATTCGGTGGAGTAGCACCGGTGCATAAAGGTAGAGGCCATTATGAGGGAAGAGCAATTGACATTAACATCGGCAGAGGCGTAAATGAATCAAAAGATCCTAAGGCAAGAGCTAAGTTTGATCAAATTGCAGATTCTGCCAGATCAGATGGATTTAAAGTTATATGGAAGGCACCAGGGCATTACAGTCATATGCACATTGAGTCTCCTAAAAAATCTTCTTTACAAGCTAGAAAAGGCGGCTTAGTCAAAGGTCCGGATTCTGGATATCCAGTTGAAATGCACGGCTCTGAAATGATAACTCCACTAACACAAGATTCGGTATTGGCGAAATTAGCTAAAACTCCGGCAGAGACACCAGAAATATCCAACGCAATATCTTCTACTGCGCCAACTATGGAAAAAGAAATTCTCGAAAGAGTAGTGAATATGAATGCTGAATTAGTAGAGGGTATGCTCAGTAAACTAGGCGATATGGTTAGTGCTATCTCTGATGGTAACGATACTAGAGAAAAGATATTAAAGAACAGTATGGTTTAACATAAATACTTAAACAACCAAGAGCGGTAAAAATGTCATATAAAAAGAAATTCTTAAACAAGTCCGGTGTATCAAGTCCTATCTCAGGAATGAACAGTAACGCAGGTGCTTGGAATAGCAGCGGTGGCGTCCCGTCAGGCGGCTATAGTAATACTGAGTTCGGCTACAAGAATTATATGAGTAGGCTACCAGAAGTCTATACTGGACATCCTAATAGAATTGAGCGTTACAACCAATATGAAATGATGGATGTTGATGCTGAAATTAACGCTTGTTTGGATATTATTGCTGAGTTTAGTACTCAGAGAAACGAACATAATAAAACACCATTCAGTTTTGAATTTAAAGAAGACCCTACTCCACATGAAGTAGAATTGCTTACTAAACAACTTCAACAATGGTGTAAGCTAAACGAATTTGATGTTCGTATGTTTAAGATTTTCCGCAACGTAATCAAGTACGGAGATCAGGCATTCGTTCGTGATCCAGAAAACTTCAAGCTTTACTGGATTGACATGGTTAAGGTTATTAAAGTAATCGTTAACGAAAGTGAAGGCAAGAAGCCGGAACAGTATGTCATCAAAGATATCAATATTAACTTACAGAATCTTAGTGTTGCACAAAAGACCAACACTGATTTTGCAGCTAACCCTGCAACTGGCTTAGGCGGTTCAGGCGGCGGCGGACAAAGCGGCGGCTATACTACTCCGGCAATGCCATATAACACTACAGGATCACGTTTCACATTAGGACAGAGTGAGTCTGCGGTAGATTCAAAACATGTTGTTCACGTATCATTGACTGAAGGGCTTGACAGATTCTGGCCGTTTGGACAGTCAATCCTTGAGAACATCTTTAAGGTCTACAAGCAGAAAGAACTATTAGAAGACGCTGTTCTCATCTATCGTGTACAACGTGCTCCTGAACGTAGAATGTTCAAGATTGACGTTGGTAATATGCCAAGTCACTTAGCTATGGCATTCGTTGAGCGTGTTAAGAATGAAATTCACCAGCGCAGAATCCCTTCAGTATACGGCGGACAATCAATCGTTGACGCTACATACAACCCACTGTCAATGAACGAAGATTACTTCTTCCCTGTCACAGCAGAAGGTCGCGGTTCATCAGTTGAAGTTCTTCCAGGTGGACAGAATCTAGGCGAAATCGATGACTTGAAATACTTCAACAATCGTCTTGCTCGTGGTCTTCGTGTCCCGTCATCTTACTTACCAACTGGCCCGGATGACAACACTACCCCATTGAGTGATGGTCGTGTCGGTACTGCGATGATTCAAGAATTTAGATTCAATCAATACTGTGAACGTTTACAGAACTACATGGCAATGAAGTTTGACGAAGAATTTAAATTGTTCTTGCGTTGGAGAGGCTTCAACATTGATACAAGTCTATTCCAATTAGTATTCAATCCTCCTCAGAACTTTGCTGCATATCGTCAAAGTGAACTAGATAATGCTAGAGTAGGTACCTTCACTAGCATGGAAGCTTTCCCATACATTTCAAAGAGATTTGCACTAGAACGATTCTTAGGTCTTACTGAAGAAGAAATTAAACGTAACGAAAGTATGTGGGAAGAAGAAAACAAAGAAGAAGTTACTTCCGATCCTGCAGGCAGCGATTTGCGTAACATTGGTGTTTCTACTGGGGACTTTGAATCAGATATGGAAACTGCCGATAGTATTGAATCTAGTGAAGAAATGGGTGATTCGGAACTTGACGTAGCAGGGCCGGTGGGCAGTGCTGGCGGAGAAGCAGTTCCCGGAGGCGCAGCTGGACCCGTAGGTGGCGGCGGAATGCAAATCTAATTTAGATGAGAGAGTTTATCAAGTTTCTTTTAATTTGGATTTCTCAAAATTTAGCTATTCCCTTTTGGATGGTAGGTCATGTTCATTTAAGTATGAATATGAATGTCTATCAAGATATACACATACTCTTGGCTTCGCTTGGGATGAATCTTATTGTAGCAATCGGTTTTTGGATAGACTTCAAAACACAAAAAGATAAATAAAACTATGCAACTTTACGAAATGTTTGACGCACCTATTAATGGACTGCAAGATGTCAATGCTGACAACAGCAAACCTACCTATAGAACATCTAGAAAAACAAAGTTAACCTTAAAGCAAATTCGTAAATTACGTAGAATGCTAGATGTTAGAAGCTATGAAAAGAAGCAATACTTAGAAAAAGTTCGCAAGCAATATGGTGTAAAACCTGAAGAGGGAGAAGGTGCTCCGGCACTATAATGTATATCTTTTCTAAAAACTCAAAAAATACATAGTTATTGAACATTTTTCCTGCTAGTGGCATAAGTAAGTCTACAAAGCCATTCAAGCATCAGGAGAAATTTAAATGGATATCAAAAAATTCGAACAACTAATGGACCTCGTTATCAATGAAGATAACGATAGAGCCAATGAACTATTCCACGAAATCGTAGTAGAAAGATCAAGAGAAATCTTTGAGTCAATTATGGCCGAAGAAGACGAAATGGAAGACGATGTGATGGAAGATGACATGGGCGGACAAGTAGGCGATCTACTTGACGAAATCAATGCTGAAGAAGCCGGTGTTACTGAAGAAGAAGAAGACGATTTTGACTTCACTGATAGTGAAGAAGATGTTGAACTTGACGGCACCGAAGACTTCGGCGACGAAGAAGGCGAAGAAGTTGAAGACGCTGTAATCCGTATCGAAGACAAGCTTGACCAATTGATGGCTGAATTCGAAGACATCATGGGCGGCGGCGCTGATGCAGACTTCGGCGGCGAAGAAGAAATGGAATTCGGAGCTGATGACGGCGAAGAAGAAATGGAATTCGGAGCTGAAGAAGACGAAGAAGCAATGATGGAAGCAGTTCAACTTAAGAAGATTTCTGTAACTCACGGCGACAACGGCGTTCAAACTAAGAGCCCAGGTCTTCAAGGATCAGGACAAGCTGGTATGGACAGTCATCCAGTAAAGTTCAGCGGCGCCAGTGAAGCAGTTCCTACAGCTCCTAAAGCACCAAGCAACTTTTACTCAAAGGGTGAAACCTCAGTAAAGGGCGCAGGTAACTTCAAGAATAGTCCAGGTAAGGATAACTTCAAGGACAAGGGTGAAGCAGCTCCTAAGCCAAAGCACGGTGATGACGGCGCACACACTAGAAGCCCAGTAGCAGAATCACGTAGACCTGCTCGTAGACCAGCTCGCTAAGGAAAACTGAGAGAATGGCTTATCTCAGAGAAAATCTAACGTTCGACCGCGCAGGAATGGTGGTCGAGTCAATTCATGAAGAGGGCGCTGATTTTAAGACCCTCTACATGAAGGGGATTTTCATTCAGGGCGGGGTAAAGAACGCAAACGAGCGTGTTTACCCCGTCAATGAAATTGAAACTGCCGTGGATACTCTAAACAGACAAATCTCAGAAGGTTATTCAGTATTGGGTGAAGTTGACCATCCAGATGATCTTAAAATCAATTTAGACCGTGTATCTCACATGATTACAAGCATGTGGATGGACGGTGCCAATGGTTTTGGCAAGCTAAAAATTCTTCCTACTCCAATGGGTCAACTCGTAAGAACAATGTTGGAGTCAGGAGTAAAGCTAGGTGTATCTAGTCGTGGATCAGGTAATGTAAACGACATGGATGGTAAAGTCAGTGATTTTGAAATCATCACTGTTGATATCGTTGCCCAACCTAGCGCACCAAACGCATATCCCAAAGCAATTTATGAAAGTCTCATGAACATGAAACACGGACATAAAATGTTAGAGATTGCTAAGGAAGCTCAGGGTGACAAAAAAATACAACGATTCCTTGGTGAGGAAGTAAAGCGTCTCATCAATGAACTTAAAATATAAAAGGAATCAAATAAATGTTAGATGCTATTAAGCCATTACTTGAAAGCGGACTCATCAACGAAGATATCGGGCAGCAGTTAAATGAAGCCTGGGAACTTAAATTGAATGAAGCTCGTGAACAAGTTCGTGTAGAACTCCGTGAGGAATTTGCACAACGTTACGAACATGATCGTACTGTTATGGTTGAAGCTCTTGACAAGATGGTTACCGACAATCTTTCAGGTGAAATTGCAGAATTTCAATCTGAAAGAAAAGCAATGAATGAAGACAG